ACACGGGCACAACCATTTGCGGCTCAAGTTAACGTAGGAAATGTACGTATGCTCAAAGGTGAATGGAACAAGGACTTTATTGATGAGCTTCGTCATTTTCCTAACGGTACACATGATGACCAAGTGGATGCAGCCTCAGATGCATTTAATGAATTACATGAAGGTTTTGAAGCCTTTTTTGCTGATATGGGATTTGCTCGATGAGTGATGTAACTTTTCAACATGCTGAATATGTTAAGAACTTGCCATACTGGCAAAAACTTGATGATGTTTGTGAAGGTGAAGATGCAGTTAAGGCTAAAGGTGAAAAATATTTGCCGATGCCAAATGCTCATGATCAATCACCTGCAAATAAAAGTGCTTATGAGGCTTATCGTACTCGGGCAGTCTTTTATGAAGTAACGGGGACTACATCTAATAGTTTAGTTGGTGCAGCTTTTGCAACCGATCCAAGTTTTAAATTTCCTCCGGAACTTGCTCATTTAGAACGTAATGCAAATGGTGCTGGTCTTAGTACTTATCAATTGGCTCAAAATGGTATTCGCCATTTATTAAAGCATTATCGTTGTGCTTTATATGTAGATTACCCGGATGTATTACCAGCTCGTAATCTAGCGGAATTTAAAGCACAAAAAGCCTATCCGATGATTCATTTGCTCAATGCCCTTGATGTAGTGAATTGGGATTCAGTAATGATCGATAACCAGAAAAAGCTTTGCTTAGTGGTTATACGTGAATTTAAGTCTGAACGAGGTGCTGATGGCTTTAGTAAAACTGAAGTAGAGCAATATCGTGTACTTCGTTTAGAGCAAGAGGGTAATGGAGAATATATTTATTCCGTTCAGGTGTACACAAAGGGTGAAAAGGGTAACTGGGTTGGCGGAGATAAGAAGTTTCCAACAGATTACAACGGGAATTTCTGGACCTATATACCTTTTACATTTGTAGGTGCAATTGATAATTCAGAAGAGATTAAAAAGCCTCCATTACTTCCTTTGGCTAATCTCAATTTAGCCCATTACAGAGACAGTGCGGACTTTCAAGAGTCCGTTTTTTATATGGGGCAACCTCAATATTATGCGAAGGGTGTTAATTGGGAGTGGTATGACCAAGCCAAGAAACGTGGCATCTACATTGGAGCGAAAGTACTTTTGCCTTTACCTGAAAATGGTGGTTTAGGAATTGTACAAGCCGACCCTAATACTCTTGCCCGGGAAGCGATGAAAGATAAGTGGGAAAAAATGAAGGAGATGGGGGCGCGTTTAATTGAGAAGGGCTCGGGAAGTAAAAAGACCGCTACCGAAGCGAATAGTGATGACGCCGTTCAGCATTCAGTTCTTTCGCTCTGTGTCGTTAATATGAATGAAGCCTTGTCAGCAGCATTACGATGGGCAGCAAAGTTTGTAACGCCTAATGTGGATGTTCTAACTAAAGATGATTTGATGTTCGAAATCAGTCAAGAATTTAACAAACAGGGTTATTTAGCTGAGTTAGCTCGACAGTTATTTGAAGCAGCTCTACAAGGCCGATCTTCATTTAAATCATGGTGGGAATACAACCAAACAGGTATGTTCCCTAAACAAAAATATGAAGAAGAGCTTCAGAATGTTGAAGCAGAGCAAGATGGGACTTTAAATCAAAAGGTAGAGTGAGATGGCAACAGATATCAAAAAACTATTTGAAGCACTCACTCAGCACCAGGCCTATCTTTATCGTGCTTCATCAAAAACGGTAAATGAGTTATTGGCTTTATTCAATGATGATACGAGCAAGATGCTATCTAAGCTTCGGGATTTATTGGATGAGCTTAATGAGTCGGAGAAAGTTGCTTTAGCTGGTGGTAAATATACAACTTCAAATTTAAGGGAAATTAGGGATTTGATTGCCCAATGGTTTGCCAGTGTTAATTTAGCATTACCTGAAGCTTTTGCCGTTTCTGCTACGGCGCTGGCTGTTTATGAGGCCAATTACGTAGCTAAGCTCTATGGAGCAAAAATTAATAAGCCTGATGGGGAAAAACTATTCTTATCCGCTAAAAAAGTTCCGTTGGCAGGTGGCGCTCTTGTCGATGATCTGCTTTCAAGAATTGCTGAAAGTGCCCGTCAAAAGGTTGAGTATGCAATTCGAGATGGTATTAATTCAGGCAAAACTAACCAAGAAATTGTTCAGCGTATTCGAGGGAGCAAACGGCTTAACTATGAAGATGGGATCTTAAATGGTACCAAAACTGATATTGAGCGAACGGTAAGAACTGTGCGAAGTCATGTAGCTAATCAAGCCTATCTAAATAGCTTCAACCAAATTGGCTTTGAATATGTCCGATTTGTTAGTGTTTTAGATGGACGAACTTCTAAGCTTTGCGCTTCATTAGATGGTTCAGTTTGGGAAATAAACGATCCGACAAAGCGGGTACCGCCGTTGCATCCTAACTGTCGCAGTATCTTGGTACCAGTCGAGAAGGACGGTCAACTTGTTGGCGAACGGCCATTTGTCATGGACGAACGTCGAGTTAAAGACATCCCGAAAGAAGAGCGAAGCCAGTTAATAGGGCAGTTAGATGCCAATACCACTTTTAAAGAGTTCTTCAAAAAGACAGATGATTTCTTTCAAAAAGAATGGCTAGGGCCAAAGAGGTACAAGCTTTATAAAGAAGGAAAGTTTGATTTTGAAAAGTTCTTTGATCCTGAAGGGCGACTTTACACATTGGACCAACTTAGAAAGTTGGATGAGCTAAATTTTCAAGAACTAGGATTATAAATAAGAGTATTTTAATATCTAATACCTGAATGTTTTTACTTTAGTGAACTATTATGGTTAAGGATATTAAACGATCAATTAGAGATAAATATAAAAGAAGAGAGACAGGTCTGAGGATTGTACTTGAAGATTTTATTATTCATGCAAATGATCGAATTGATGAAAGTAGAGCAGGTGTTGCTAGGAATAGTAATGACATTAAATTATATATTCAAAAGTGTCAGGAACTATTGGATGTCTTGCCTGAAATTAAGGAGCCAGAATTTAATTTTAACCTTTCATTAGATGATTTTTATCAAACTTTGGAAGTTCCTAAAATTGTAATTGAAAACGATTCAAATGAGTTAAGTGAAGAGCTGTTTAAGGAGTTCGAAGAACAAAATCGAGATTTTTTTGATCAAACTGAAATAAATAAATGATTATTTAATTTTTAAAAAGCGCCCTTTAAGGCGCTTTTTTTATGCCTGCCGAATGCGGATGCAGACGGTGTAACCGGGCGGATGCCCATTTTTGTATATAGGTTGGATGACCAATGAAACTTAAAACAGTAACAATCGACGGTAAAGTTTATGCGGAAGTAGACGGAGATAAGCCGATCTATATTCATGATGACGGCAAAGAAATGCCACATGATGCGCCACACTCGGTAGCAACAATTGCACGCTTAAACAATGAAGCTAAAACACATCGTGAAGCCAAAGAAGCAGCCGAAAAAGCATTAAAAGCTTTTGAAGGAATTGAAGACCCAGCGGCAGCTAAAAAGGCATTACAAACAATCCAAAATCTCGACGATAAAAAGCTGGTGGATGCCGGTGAAGTTGAGAAAGTGAAAGCTGAAGCTATCAAGGCAGTTGAAGAAAAATATGCTCCGATTGTTGAGCAACGTGATGCTCTTGAGGCCTCATTGCATAAAGAGCTTATCGGCGGTGGTTTTGCTCGTTCTAAGTACATTCAAGACAACATTGCAGTACCTGTGGACATGGTTCAGGCAACATTTGGCCATCACTTCAAAATCGAAGAGGGCAAGGTGGTTGCATATGATCCGAACGGCGAAAAGATTTATTCGCGTGTCCGCCCGGGTGAACTTGCAAATGTTGATGAAGCTTTAGAGTCATTGGTTGGTGGATACCAGCATAAAGACTTAATTCTTAAAGGTGGTAAAGGAACTGGTGGCGGTTTTCAAGGTGGGGGCAAAGGTAGAGCGCCTGCAGGAATGAAACGCAGTGAAATGTCTGTTTCTCAGAAAGCAGAATACATCAAAGAACATGGCAATGATGCCTTCCTAAAACTACCGAACTAATCATTATATATTTGGAGATAAGTAGTTATGACTACGACAGTTAATTCCGACATGATCATCTACAACCAACTGGCCCAAACAGCGTATTTAGAACGATTACAAGACAATTTGAATGTCTTTAATGAAGCTTCCAATGGTGCGATTATTTATCGTAATGAAATCATTCAAGGTGACTTCAATAAAAATGCATTCTACAAAGTTGGTGGTAGCATTAAACATCGCGATGTGAACTCCAATGCAAAAGTCACTCCGGAAAAAATCGGTGCAGGTGAGTCTGTAGGTGTAAAAATTCCATATAAATATGGCCCTTATGCATCTACTGAAGAGGCATTTAAGCGCCGTGCTCGTACACCAGAAGAATTTGCTATGGTTGTTGGTTACGATCTTGCAGATGCATTGGTTGCAGGCCGATTAGAGTACAGTTTAGCTTCTTTAAAAGCTGCTATTTCTAGCAATCCAGACATGGTTGCAAAAGGTAGTATCGTTGTTGATGGCCGCAAAGCATTAACTCGTGGTATGCGAAAGTTTGGTGATAAGTTTGGCCGCATTGGCTTATGGGTGATGAACTCAGATACCTATTTCGATATTGTCGATGATGCAATCACTAAGCAAATTTATGGTGAATCTGAAATCGTTATCTATGGAGGTTTACCGGGAACCTTAGGAAAGCCGGTCTTGGTGACGGATGCTGTAGGTGATAACGATGCTTTTGGCTTGCAGTATGGTGCTGTAACTGTAACTGAATCACAAGTACCGGGCTTCCGAGCTTATGACATCAATGATGAAGAAAACTTGGCAATCGGTATGCGTGCTGAAGGTGCATTTAACCTAGATATTCTTGGTTATAGCTGGGATACATCGAAAGGTGAAAATCCTGATCTTACATTACTTGGTTCAAGTGCTAACTGGATTAAATATGCAACCAGCAACAAAATGACAGCAGGTACCTTACTTGATTTATCAGGTACAGCGACAACTGGTTAAAACCTAAAAATTAAAACCTAAGGGGGCTAATAAGCCCTCTTTTTATTATTAAGAGAAAAGCGCCATGAAGATTATCTATACACGCATTGCAGCAGCTGCTGCATTAGAGACGGGCATTATTGCTAACCCTGACTATTATGAAAACCCAAATTTGAAAGCAAAAGAGGTAATTATTTACGGTAATTATCCAAAGATTCAAAAGGATTATGAATCTTTGGAAGTTCCAGTTGAAGTTCGTAAGTTGGAAGAGCCACAAAAAACGACTTTGGCCACTGTAAATGTCGCAGTGGGAATTACCCCTGAACTTCAAGCTGTGTTTGATGATGCAAAAGCTGAATGTGAAAAGGTAGTTGAAGAAAACACTCAGCTTAAGCAGAAAATTGCCATCTTAGAGCAGGCCGGTGGTAACCAGTCAGAGTTGTTATCTGAGAATTCACGATTAAAAGATGCAGCAGTCTTAGCAGATAAAGCTCTCAAAGATGCTGAAGCCCAAGTTATCGGTATTAAAGCTGAATTTGAAGCTTTTAAAAACGATATTTCTGCAATGCAAACACGTATCGCTGAATTGGATGCTGGAAAATCGGCAGAAAACCCAGCTACAGAAACGGCAGCTAATGATTTTGAAAACTGGTCAAATGATCAATTAAAAGAGTATTTAGCTAGTAAAAATATTGGTTACAAGCCGTCTGCAACAAAAGCAGAACTTCTTAAATTAATCCCTAAGGAATAATGCAATGAGCTTTATTACTGTAGATGACGCAAATTCAATTTTGGGCAGCGATTTTGCACCAGACAGTGATAAAGCTCGTCTGGTTAAACTGGCAAATGTCTGGATGAAAAACAGAATAGGATTTGTACCAGATCCAATTGATCCACTTCTTAAGGATGCAGCTTGTGAAATTATCAAAGGCATTCTGGCCAAGGTAATTTATAACGGCAAAGACCAGCAGTTGAAGCGTAAGAAAGTTAAAGCTGATTCAGTCGAATCTGAAAAAGAGTATCAAGAAGGTACTGAAGCGATTTCTAGCTTTGAACAGATAGCAATTGATTATATTGATTCGCTTGATTTGAAAGATCCTAATGCAAGTTTTAATAGCTTCGGCATTCCACTTTACAGGGCATAAATAATGGGCTTACGTGACGAAATTCAGGCAGATATTGCTGAAGCATTTAATGAAGATTTAGCAGATGCCGTTCATACCTTTACATGTGAACGGATTTCAAAAACGAATTGGGATCCTAAAACTGAAACGTATGTTGAAGTTAAAGAAAACTATTCTGGGCGTGGCGTTCTGTTTGGCTCATACAGTCAATATGAGATTCAGACGCTTGGAGTCTTGGCCACAGATAAAAAGGCTACCGTTCTTCAAAACGAAGTAACTATGACTCCAAAAATTGATGATGAATGGTTAACAGCCTTAGGCTCATTCCGAGTTATCCATATTCAACAAGATCCAGCCAGTACAATCTGGAAATGTCAGTTGAGGAAGGTTTAAATACTTGGTCTAATAACCTTCTAAAATAGGGGGATATATGGCTCAAGATGATTTAAAAGTAAAAATAAGAAGGATTTGGAAATGGACTTTAATTGGCATAATTATTTTCTTAGTTGTTTCATTCTTTCTTAAGAGTTCATATCCAATCACACATCATAAATTTAACTTTGCTGATGCATATGATGTTTTAAAGGATACTTTAACACTTGCAGCAGCATTTCTAGCTCCAGTTGCAGCTTTTGTATTATTTGATGATTGGAGAACTTCTCATAGACTAAAAAATAATGAAACTGAAGTAATAGAAATTTTAAAAAAAGTAAAAAATATTCCCTTTAGGGCGAAAGATCTAGCTAAGGATTTAGAAAGTTTTTATGAAAACAATCTTACTAAACAAGAAATAGAAGATTATGAAAACAAAGCATTTGCAATTTCAGCCGAAATTTTAGCAGAGCTAGGAAATATTAATTTCTCTAAGAAAAACTTTGTAAATATTAAGTTTCACGATAAATGCTTAAATTTATATAGTGAGACTTATAAGTTACTCACAAATATTATTATGCTTTGTGATGCATGGACCTGTTTAGATTTATGCAAAAAAGATGCTAGTAGGCATGACCAACTTCCGAGTTTGATTGCTCGTGAAGATGTTAGCAGTGCAATTTTTTTTCAATCTGCTAGAAAATTTCTAGGATTATTTGATGATAATTTAAAAGAAATTGATAACTTGGCAGATGAACATAGAATTAGGTAAACAATAAAAAGCCCACATAAGTGGGTTTTTTATGGGTGCAATTAAGGAGTTTAAATGATTAATACCGATTATGTGCCCGAATGGTATATCTCACCGTTTCAACATGTCAAATATGCACTTGCTAGAAATCAAATACATATGGATTTGTTATTTGAAGATATGGGCAAAGCTGATCAATTTTTAGATATGGGGGCGGATGCTCAGGTTAGTTCTTATTCAGATGGTGCATATGCAATTGTCCAAATTGGAGATACAGCGGATAAGAACCAAATACAAGTTTATGGATTGCTTTTACATGAAGCTGTTCATATCTGGCAAATAGTAAAACGGAGAATGGGTGAGCGAGAGCCTAGTGTGGAATTTGAAGCTTATTCAATTCAGGCAATCGCTCAAGACCTATTTGAAATGTTCGAAGCTAGTGAGGTAAATCATGGGATGGAAGGGGAAAAAGCCGACTAGTTTTAGTCTTGATGTGTCTAAAGCAGCAGAAGACCATGTAAAGAATATTGTCATGGATACCGTGCAATCCTTAGTTAATTTAAGT